TGGCATTATCGGCTAGATGACGTGAGCGAAGTGGGCGACCCCGACATGTGGATGAAGGCTCAACCTAACATCGGAAGAACCGTATCGTACGAGACCTATCAGCGTGATGTGAATCGTGCTGAGAATGTCCCGGAAGCCCGGAACGACATCCTTGCAAAGCGATTCGGAATCCCGATGGAAGGCTACACGTACTTCTTCACATACCAGGAGACCCTACCTCTTCGGAAGAGGGAATTCTGGGGGATGCCATGCGCAATGGGTCTCGACCTTTCGCAAGGTGACGACTTCTGTGCGTTCACGTTCTTGTTCCCGCTTACCGCGGACAGCTTCGGCGTCAAGACTAGATGTTACATCTCGTCGAGAACTCACCTGAAGCTTCCCGGGGCGGCACGTGAGAAGTACGAACACTTCATCCGTGAAGGATCTCTGCGAGTTCTGGACGGCACAATCCTAGACATGATGGAAGTCTACGATGACATCGTCGCTTATGTCGAAGACAACGAGTATGATGTCAGAGCGGTGGGTTTCGACCCATACAACGCCAAAGAATTCATCATGCGCTGGGGTACTGAACACGGTGAGTATGGCATCGTCAAGGTCATTCAGGGCGCTAAGACGGAGACTGTTCCTCTTGGTGAGTTGAAGGCCCTTGCACAGGATCGGCATCTCCACTTCGATCAGGAGCTCATGAGCTATGCTATGGGAAACTGCATCGTGATGTCAGACACCAACGGCAACCGTAAGCTCCACAAAAAACGTGCTGATCAGAAGATCGATGCGGTGGCAGCTATGATGGATGCTCTAGTCGCATACAAACAGAATCGTGACGAATTCGAATAGGAAGGAGGTGACTATGGGTCGTCTCGCACACGCATGGAATGCGTTCATGAACCCCGACCGCGACATGCAGGATCCATTCAAAATGGAACTGCGAACAAGTGCGCCGACAGTTCAGTCGACACACCGTTATACAGTTCAAAGCAACATCATCGACACGATTTTTAACCAGATCGCAGTCGACGTCGCTAAGGTGTCAATCCGACATATTCGGACGGACTATGACAAGACCTACCTCGAGGATCTAGATACTGGATTTAACGAGTGTCTTACGGTCGCACCAAACATTGATCAGACTCCACGAGCATTCATGCAGGATCTCTGTCTGACGTTACTGGAGGAAGGTGCCGCAGCGATCGTACCCACTGAATTCTCCAACAGTCCGGTGAATTCGAATGCCTACGACATCTACTCGATGCGAGTTGGCAAGATCCGGGAGTTCAAGACTACGTCGATCGTGGCGGACGTTTACAACGAGAAGACCGGTAACCGTGAATCGGTAGAGATTCCTAAGCGTCTCGTCGCCATCGTGCAGAATCCGATTGCGTCCATCACGTCTAACCGTGGATCTCTAGCATCTCGACTCAGTTCGAAGTTACGAGTTCTAGACGCTATCGACAATGCTGCTGCAGGTAAGAAACTGGACCTCATCGTCCAGCTCCCCTACACCGTTCGTACAGAACGACGTAAGGAAGAAGCCGAGAAGCGGATGAGGGATGTCGAGAAGCAACTCTCCAATGGCCAATTCGGTATCGCCTACATGGACGCTGCCGAAAAGTTCACTCAACTTAACAGGCCTGCAGAGAACAACCTTCTCGAACAGATCAAGTACCTTACAGCACAATTGTACGGTATGCTCGGTATGCCTGAAACAGTGTTCAATGGCACTGCCGACGAGCAGACCATGCTGAACTACTACAACCGGACCATTGAGCCGATTGTATCTGAGATTACAACTGCAATGGCCAAGACGTTTATTACGAAGACTGCCAGATCCCAGGGTCAGACGGTCAAGTATTTCAGGGATCCGTTCCAGAACGTCTCGATCTCGAAGATTTCGGAGATCGCACAAGTCATGGTCACCACCCAGATCATGACACCCAACGAGGTTAGATCCTATCTGGGTCTTCCTAGAAGCGACGAACCGGTCGGGGACTCGCTAAGCAACCCGAACATCAATCCTGCTGACGATGTTTCCACGACACCGCCCGCAGAATCACCTGAAGAGGAATACAATGACGAATACGGCATGTGACTTCTCGGGATGGGCAACCAAGAACGATATCCGGTGTAGTGACGGTAGGACCATTCGTCACAATGCCTTCGCCGATAATGACGGAGATATTGTGCCCCTGGTTTGGCAGCACGGTCACGGGACTCCGGATAACGTTCTAGGTCACGTCCAGCTTGAGAATCGTGATCAGGGCGTCTACGCCTATGGTTTCTTCAACGATACTCCCGCAGCAAATCATTCCAAGGAATTGCTCAAGCATGGAGATGTCGACTCGCTGTCGATTTATGCCAACAATCTCACCCAGAGTGGTGGGGACGTCAAGCATGGAAACATCGTTGAGGTTTCCTTAGTTTTGTCTGGCGCAAATCCCGGCGCCAAGATCGAAAATATTGCCATTGCACACGGCGATGGTTCCTACGAAGCAACAGATGAGGCATATATTATGAGCGGTTCCCACATTTCTCACACATCCGAACCCAACAAATCGTCTTCAGGCGAAAAGACCGTCCAGGACGTCGTCGATTCCATGACCGACGAACAGAAAGACGTCCTTATGTTCCTCGTCGGAAAAGCCGCTGAGGAAGGCATCCCGTCTGACGATTCCGATACTGAAGGAGATCCTATGAGTCACACAAACATCTTCGAGACCGATAACGCGATGGATGAGGGCGATGTCCTGTATCACTCTACTATCGATACGGCCTTTAAGGACGCCGTTCGCACCAAGGCGAACTCCCTCCGCGAGGTCTTTATGGCCGTCGCCGAGGAGAATGGTCTTTCCCACGCTGACATCGCACACGCCGAGAAGACCTACGGTATTTCCAACATTGACCTGCTCTTTCCGGATGCGCGAAACCTCGATGTCCCGCCGACCTTTATCGACCGTGACCAGGGTTGGGTCAAGCCTGTCCTGAGTGGTACGCACCACACCCCATTCACCCGCATCAAGTCGATGCAGGCCGATATTACGGCTGACGAGGCCCGAGCCAAGGGCTATATTACGGGATCGCGCAAGAAGGAGGAGGTCTTCAAGCTTCTGAAGCGTACGACCTCCCCTACGACCATCTACAAGCTTCAGAAGTTCGACAGGGATGACCTGCTGGATATTACCGACTTCGATACTATCGCCTGGGTTAAGGGCGAGATGCGTTCGAAGCTGGATGAGGAACTGGCGCGAGCCATCCTCCTGGGTGATGGTCGCTCCAACTCTGACCCGGACAAGATCAACGAGGAGAATATTCGACCGATCTTGAAGGAGGATGACCTGTACTGCCTCAAGAAGGATCTTCCGGCTTCGATCACTCCCGACACTATCGTTGATGAGCTGATCCGCGCTCAGGATGACCTTGAGGGTACCGGTTCGCCGACACTCTTCTGCGCGAAGTCCTTCATTACCGACCTTCTTCTCCAGAAGGACAAGATGGGACACTACCTGTACCCGACGAAGCAGGCGCTTGCCGATCGTCTGGGCGTGTCTGCTATCATCGATGTCCCGCAGATGAAGGGTCTCAAGGACGGCAACAAGGATGTCCTGGCCATCATCGTCAACCTTTCCGATTATAACGTCGGCACCGATAAGGGGGGCGAGGTTACGATGTTCGATGACTTCGACATCGACTTCAACCAGTACAAGTACTTGCTCGAAACGCGAGTTTCTGGCGCCCTTACCAAGGTCAAGTCGGCCCTGGTGGTCAAGAAGCTCGCGGCCTGATGAAGTTCTCCGGGCACGTCGGCATTGCTGTAGAGCGTGAGACATCGCCCGGGGTCTTCGAGGAGACCATTGAGCCCAGGAACTGCAGAGGAGACCTCATACGTCTTACGAGGCGTATGAACACAACCCCCGTGGTTCCTGGGCTCTCTATGGGTAACACGTTCTCATTCATCGCAGACCCATACACTCTTGATAACTTCTTAAACATTCGCTATGTCGAGTGGAAGGGGATCAAGTGGGCTGCCACTTCGGTAGAACTCCAGCGCCCCCGGATTCTAGTCACTGTCGGAGGTCCCTACAATGCGTAGCGACTTCCATACTAGACTACAGGCTTTGGCGCCCAACTGCCGAATCTACTTCCAACCCCCGAGCAACGTCAAAATGGCATACCCAGCCATTGTCTACCAACTCGACAGGGTTGTGAAGAAGCGCGCCGACAACAAGAGCTACTTACAGGATCGGCGCTATCAGGTAACACTGATAACCAAGAACCCGGACGACCCAGTCTTTGATGCTCTGGCGTCGCTGGTCCACTCCGAGTTCGAGCGGTTCTTTACCACTGATACGCTGAACCACTTCGTGTTCGGCATCTACGACATTAAGGAGTGACCATGACTGCACTTACATGGGACAAGACCGGCGAGCATGTGTACGAAACCGGCGTCAGTAACGGCGTACTCTACAAGTACGACAAGGTTGGCAAGACGTACAAGGCCGGTGTGGCGTGGAACGGTCTGACGACCGTGACGATGTCTCCCGAGGGCGCAGAGTCCAACGCGGTTTACGCCGACAACATCAAGTACCTGGATCTGATCTCGGCCGAAGAGATGAAGTTTACCATCGAAGCCGTGACCTACCCCGACGAGTTTGCGGAGTGCGATGGCACCGCCGCAATCGCCGAGGGTGTCTACATCGGTCAGCAGGAGCGCGCCAAGTTCGCGTTCTGCTACCGCAACAAGATCGGAACCGACCAGGACTCCGAGGCCGGCTACAAGCTTCACATCGTGTACAACGCCACCGCTGCTCCTTCCGAGCGAGCCTACGCTACGGTTTCCGATTCTCCGGAAGCCATCACCTTCAGCTGGGAGTGCTCGACCACTCCGGTGCCGGTCACGAACCATAAGCCTACCGCGGAGCTTATCATCGATTCCACGAAGGTTGCGCCCGCGAAGCTCAAGAAGATCGAGGCCAAGCTCTACGGCGATGACTCCGGCCAGCCCACGCTGCTCACGCCTGACGAGGTCCTCGCGCTGCTCGCGTGAGTAATCTCGTTTTAGTGCTCGACTTTCCCGAGCACACATCCTTCAACCGAGAGACGGAGGAGTTCCTTACACTCCCACCTACCCGATTGACTCTCGTACACAACCTGCAAAGTGTTGTTCGGTGGGAGTCAAAATGGAAGCGATCCCTAGTGGATCGTCCTCCGTCCTCGGTTGAAGAGGTGACAGACTACATAGGCTGCATGTCCGATGGTCAGGATGAGGTTCCGTTCCTTCTAGAGCGCCTCACTCGCGATCATGTCGAGGCTATCAAGAACTATATTGCGGATCCTATGTCCGCATCGGTCATGCTTTCGAGACCAGGCGAACGGAAGACGTCTGAAAAGATGACTTCTGACCTGATCTACTATTACATGGTGACATTCCAAATCCCATTCGAGGCTGAGGAATGGCATCTCAATCGTTTGTTGATGCTGATCCGGATCTGTAATGCAAAACAGAATGCCGGACAGAAGACAAACCCGAAGAGCGCTGCAAGTCAGCGTGCCGCTTTGAACAGAGCCCGACGTACTCGGGCAGGAAGTAGAGGATGATGATTCCTGAAGACGCTCAGGTCCCTCCGGGCCCCGATCCGCACGAAGATGCAAACCGTCCCATCTACGAAGGGAAGTAAATGTCCAAGATCGACGAAGTCCTTTCCCACGCGGCTTATCGCCTGGGTTACTACGCACCCAACGATCCGGAACCCGGATCCGAGGCTGGTCGCTGGCTGGCTAAGCGTATGGGACAGCCGTGGCTTGCAGGTCCTTCCACCGACATTTGGTGGTGCATGGCCTTTGTGTCTATGGCGTTTGATATGGCTGGCGAAGCGGATGCTATCGGCGGTCTGTCATACAACACCGACGTCACGAAGTCCCGCATGAACGAGGTTGACATTGAAGACGCTCAGCGCGGCGATATTGTCCTTTTCGATTGGGATTCCGACAGTCGCACTGACCATGTCGGCATCGTGGAAGCTAACCTCGGCGGAGGCTGGCTCCAGACGATCGAGGGTAACACCTCTTCGTCCGATGCAGGTTCCCAGTCTGCAGGTAACGGTGTCTACCGTCGTCAGCGTCACTACGGCATCGACTGCGTTCTCCGTCCCGAATGGAGTGATGCAGACTCCGAGTCCACCTCTGCTGGTGCGGATGCCATGAACGACAAGTGGTGGGGCACGGCTACGACCTACGCGCTCCAGGCGTCCATGGGTCTTCCCGCTAACGGCGGGATCGAGGACCAGGATGAGGACAACGAGGACTACTTCCCGCGTGCCGGCACTGGCTGGGATTGGGTCTCTAATCCTCACGACGGCTCCGACACTATTGCCGAGCTCCAGCGTCGTCTTGACATTGATGCTGATGGCATTGCGGGACCCGACACGGTGGAAGCGCTCCAGAAGCACCTCCAGAACCGTGGTCATGAGCTGACCGTCGATGGCTACTGTGGTTATCGCACGGTCGAATGTCTGCAGTTTGAACTCAACCGCGGAACCCTCTGGGGCTGAGTCAAAATGGCAGAGCTGATTGTCCGGGGCAGTTACTCTCGAACCGAAAAGTGGTTGAACAAACTAGCAAAAGGTGACATTGTGCATGGTCTAAATGCACTTGGCCGGCAAGGAGTAGCTGCCCTGGCTTCAGCGACACCATCTGACACCGGACTTACCGCTCAGTCTTGGGATTATCGGATCAAAAAAGGATCTGGTTATCTCGAGATTGAGTGGTACAACACAAACGTGGTCAATGGTTTTCCTGTAGCTGTCGGCCTGCAATACGGTCACGGCACGGGAACCGGCGGATACGTTCGAGGTATTGACTATATCAACCCAGCCATCAAACCGGTCTTCAAGGAGATCGAAAAGGCCATTGAAAGGGCGGTGAAAGATTGAGTACGTCTATTGAAGACAAGGTTGTCAGCCTTAAGTTCGACAACATGCAGTTCACCAAGGGTGTTGGTGACTCTCAGAAGACGCTGGAGAAACTCAACCGTGCTTTGGAGATGCGGGGTGCCACAAAAGGCCTCGATACTGTCGAGGGTCGCGCCAGTCGATTTAATCTTGGGACTTTGGCCGAGGCTCCAAAAGCAGTCGCAAATGGTTTTAGCGTAATGGCTGGTGCCGCTGCAGTCGCTCTCGGTAACATCGCTTCTAAAGCTATCTCAACTGGCGCAACACTGCTCAACTCGTTCACCATGAAGCCTATCATGGACGGCTTCGGGGAGTACGAAACTAAGATGGGATCCATCCAGACCATCTTGGCGAACACCGCCTCGAAGGGGACCACCCTTACACAGGTTACCAGTGCTCTCGACAGCCTGAATACCTATGCCGATAAGACCGTCTACAACTTCGCGGAGATGACCCATAACATTGGTCTCTTCACGAACGCGGGTCTTGGTGTCGAGGAATCTGCGTCCATGATTAAAGGCTTCTCAAATGCCGCGGCGGCTTCTGGAACCACATCTTCAGCAGCCG